AAAGTCTTTAATCTCCACTTAGATTATGACTGCTAGTCAGCAGTTTTCGCCTAACTATCTGCGCACAGGCATTTGCAATTAACCATCTAATTCCAGCTACAGTCATCCAAGTCCAAAACCGACTCCGGATCCCGCCCAGCTATATTCTGGTATGAATCATCCACGATATTCTTCTGAACCAAAGTATACCACGAAGGAAAACCTGAAACCACCTCTTCCTCTGTCAGTCCCATCTGGCGGATCTTTTTCAAATCATCCAAGGTCATGCGCTCCCGCATAACCTGCGCCAGATTACCCGCTGCTCCTGATTCACTCAATAACTCCGCATAAAACATACAAAGTCGATCATACGCATCACGATTCGATGCGTAAGTCCCATAAGCATGCCCGATGATTGACAACATCGTATCAATACAATCCCTCGGTCGAGTCACTCGTCCCCAGACAGCCCGTACCAAATACTCCCTCGATTCCCTAAAAGGAAGAAAATTTGGTTGTCCCGGGGCACCTTTCTCAGGATTTACAATGAACTGATGTTTCAGAAAAGTTGCTCCCCAATTAATGATCCATCCATCTTTCACTTTCGAACAAAATGGTATTCCATCTTTCACATCTCTCATTTCGACATTAAAGTGTTTCTTCATGAAGTGCTTAAAGTTTGTTGCTGAGAAGTAAATCGATCCCTTCCCTGTTCCCTTGTTATACAAATGGTCATCTCCATACACAATTATCATAATGATCGTCAAAAGCTCCATCTCCAGCTGTTCCTGCTCTTCTTCTGGAGCTGTTCGTAACTGATAAACTGCAAAAAGCATAAAATACATCGCCATCACCCAAGAATCCATGTGACTCGTGTTATACGCTCCGGAGGGAACCCCTCCTTTCACAAAACCCCAGATAGAACCAAAGAGTTGAGTAATTCGCACTATCATATTCTTGAGTAAAAACTTCACAATCTGCTCAAAAACTGGAAAATCCTCCGATTCCGGATCCACAAAATTAGACATCGAAGACCAATAAAGATTCACCCATTGCTCCACTACCGTTTGATCATAAAGCTTAGCATCTCCTTCGCACATCTGGTCAATCCACGCTGTCTCTACGGTAACTCCAAGACACTGAGCTATTGTATCCGCTCCTCCGTGCGACCATCTGTGACCTATCCTAATGACCCATCCTCGCTCTCTAAACATCCTAATGTGCGACACCAGTCGCTCCATCAAAATATAAATCGAACATGGAATATTAAATACACGAAGTTTCTCTCGCCATTGAGCCCATTTCTCATCCGTCGCTTGCTTATCAAAACCTACAAAGTTTTCATCCTTTGGAGGAACAACCCAGGGAATATTTGGCTCCTTCCCTGTCCTCAGATACTCCAGTATTGCTTCCACTTCTTGTTCAAAAGTGTCAATCTTTTTTCCATTTGGAGATACTTTGATCGGTTCTGGATGCTCCACTGTTGGTTTGATCTCAAATTTCTTCCCATTACTGCGCCCATTCGACGCACCCATGTACATATCCTTCAAGACCGCCAGAGACAATTTATAAGTATCTTTCTTTGTCAAATCAACTCGCATCTTTCGATACAACAGATCCATTGCCTCATTCAAATGAGCAAACGCCGCTTTCGGGGCATCTCCCAAATGCGACCTCGACATACTCAAAATTGCACGAGCTAATTTCTGCGGGTACAAATTCGCCATGGCTGCTACAACATGCGGATAACCATTCGTCGTTCCGCATGCCCAATGAAACATCGACTCTCGACGCATACACATTGCTACCAGGGTCGGAATTTCCACCGATTCTCCCCAGATCAGCTTCATCATGGACCATGAAATATGCATATGCGGATAACGATACTTCATATACCGAAAGTCTGCCCGCTTCAAAGCATTTAAAACCGCTGGATGCAACGATGCTAGAACAATTGGTTGAGGCCACCGAGGTTCTCCTTCTATAATCGGATCACAAGGAAACATAGTACTATCCTCTGGCACACTGGCTCTAAAAAACGCTTCATCCTGAATTTTTGGTAACGGACTCTGACATCTTGCATCGAAGTCGTAGGTATTAATATAAACTTTCGCTTTTACGTACTTCTCCGTCAAAGTCCCCTCTGTCGACTCAAACTTCATCCCCATCGTCCTTGCTGATACACCCTCCACAATCAATGAACATCCACAGGTCTCTGTATGCAAACAATCATCTCGTGACAATCGCAGTGAAAAGTTTTTTCTCATTCCTGTTCCACTAGTTAACCTTCTCACTGGAGTGCCTTTCTCAAATTCTGACTGTCTCACTAACCTTTGTAAGATGTTTCCTGGCGTACTCTTCCCGACTATCGGAAAGTGTATTATGGGAACGAAGCGTTGAAACTGCTAGCACTACACCCTAGTGCTGGCGAGAAG